CAGGAGTTAGAACAGCAGCCAATAGCATGAAAACAAAAATTAACGCAGTATCAGATGTAGATGCTTTAGCAGCATTATATGTCTATAACGATGCAACGCCACCAGTAAGACCATTAGGAGAGTTTCCTGATGCACCGAGTTCATGATCTATACGATTGTGCAATTAAGTATTGCAGTTTTCTGTGTTGTAGGAACTGCTATTTTATTAATGGGTGATGATAATCATCCTCTTTAAAGGGAGAAAAATATGTTAGATTTAATGTTAAAGATAATTCAGCTAGCACCTTGGGTTATTTCAGGAGCATCATTAGTTTGTGCTTTAACACCAACACCAAAAGATGATCAAATACTTGGTAAGGTTTACAAATTAATTGATTGGTGTGCTATTAATGTTGGCAAGGCGAAACAAAAATAACCTATGACCACTTCCAAAGAAGCATTAATTAAACTAGAAGCCCATGAAAGAGAATGTGCTATTCGTTATGAATACATAGAAAAACGTTTAGAAGAAGGCTCTAATAAATTTAAAAGATTAGAAGTTATTCTGTGGGGTTTGTATGGTTTAATTGCTGCTTCTTTAGGTGTTGATAAGTTATTGTAGGAGACTCAAATGCCTTTACAAAAATTCCTTTTTAAACCTGGAATCAATAGAGAAGGAACAGCTTATTCTAACGAAGGTGGGTGGTTTGATTCTAATTTAATTAGGTTTAGAAAAGGACTTCCTGAAAAAATAGGTGGGTGGGCAAAATCTACGCTCAATACTTTTAAAGCCACAGGACGAGCACTACACGCATGGATTGATTTAAGCGGAACTAAATATCTTGGTTTAGGCACTACTTGGAAATATTACGTTATGGAAGGTGATGTTTTTAATGATGTAACTCCTATTAGAAAAACAAGTACTAATTCTATAACCTTCTCTGCTACTAACGGTTCTTCTACTATTACTGCTACTGATTCAAGTCATGGAGCGGTTGTTGGTGATTTTGTAACCCTTTCTGGAGCCGTAACTTTAGGTGGGTTAATTACAGCAGACGTTTTAAATCAAGAATATCAAATAGCTACAGTGCCGTCAACCAACACTTACACTATTACAGCAAAAGACACTTCTGGAGATGAAGTTACTGCAAATTCAAGTGATTCTGGTAATGGAGGCTCTGGTGTTGATGGTGCTTATCAAATAAACGTAGGGATAGATGTTTATGTTCCTTCTACAGGATGGGGAGCAGGAACGTGGGGAGCAGGAACTTTTGGTAGTAATACCGCTTTAAGTTTTACCAACCAGTTGCGTTTATGGTCCCATGATAATTTTGGAGAAGATTTAATAATGAATCCTAGATTTGGTGGTATTTATTACTGGGATGAATCTTCTGGTGTAACTAACAGGGCAGTAGCTCTTTCTGATTTATCTGGAGCTAACTTAACTCCTACAAAAGCATTACAAATTTTAGTTTCTGATGTAGATCGTCACATTATTTGTTTTGGTGCAGATCCAATTTCAGGATCATCTAGAACAGGAACTTTAGACCCCATGAACATTGCTTGGAGTGATCAAGAAAATGCTGCGGAATGGGAACCTTTAGCTACAAACACAGCAGGTTCTTTTAAATTGTCTGCGGGATCAACTATTGTCGGAGCAGTAAGAGCAAAACAAGAGACTTTAATTTGGACAGACGTTTCTTTATATTCTATGACTTTTGTAGGTCAGCCGTTTACTTTTAGTATTAATTTAATTAATGAAGGAGTTGGTCTTGTAAGTCCTAATGCCATGGTAAATACTCCTAAAGGTGTGTATTGGATGGACAGAAAAGGATTTTATGCATATAACGGAGCAGTTCAAGAAATTCCTTGTAGCGTTCAAGATTATGTATTTAGTGACATAAACCAAATCCAAGCTTATCAGATTTTTGGTTTTGTTAATAAGGCTTTTGATGAAGTAGGGTGGTTTTATTGCACTGAAGACGCTATTGTAATAGATAGGTATGTTGTTTTTAACTATGAAGAAAATGTTTGGACTATAGGTTCTCTGTCTAGAACTTGTTGGTTAGATGAAGGTATTTTTAGTGATCCTAAAGCCACAAACTCATCTTCCGATGTTGGATATTTATACAACCATGAAACAGGTAATGATAATGACGGATCTCCTATGACCAATGTCTATATAGAATCAAGTGATTTTGACATTGATCCTGCAGGAGATGATTACCAATTCATTAGTAGAATTATTCCTGATATTAAGTTTACAGGAACAGGGACTACAGGAAGTGGTGGACAAACCATAAACATTGTTTTAAAAAGAAGAAACTTTCCTGGAGAAACGTTGACCACAGCAGTTACTAGTACTTGTGACTCCGCCACAGCTAAAATTGATACTAGAGTTAGGGGCAGGCAAGCGGTATTACGAATTGAATCTGATGATGACGGAGATTCTGCGACTACAACAGGAGTTGGTTTTAGAGTGGGGGCTATGCGGTTAGACGCTAGACCTGATGGTAAAAGATGAGTAAGTTATTAGAAACAAAATTACCTGTTGCTATTGGAGAAATCTCTCCTGAAACATTTAACCGTTTAGTAAGAGTCTTAGAATTAAGTTTAAATAGGGTTGATGTTGATGCAACTTTAGCAGTAAACGAAACTCAACGTAATGAAAATAAATTTAATAATGGCGATATTATTTGGAACTTATCCACTCAGCAGTTACAGCTTTGGAATGGGTTACAATGGATAGATCTCTATACAGGAACAGAAAAAGGAGTTGAGGCGAAAGGTTCTGTTGGATCTCTTACTGTTCAGGAAGCAGCAGGTTCAGCAAAATCTACTTCAATAGAAATAGGAGCACCGAAAACAGGGTGGGGACAAGAAACTTGGTACACATAATGGATATAAATAAATTAAGAGAAGAATTAGAATTTGATGAAGGTTGTGTTTATGAAATCTATAAAGATCATTTAGGCTACCCGACTTTTGGTATTGGGCACCTTGTGCTTGAAAGCGATCCCGAACACGGAGAATCTGTTGGAACTCCTGTTTGTAAAGATCGAGTTATTGCTTGTTTTGAAAATGATGTCTTAACTGTTTTTGAAGACTTGGATAGAAACTTACCTTGGTGGAGAGAGCAATCAGATAACTTACAAAGAGTTTTAGCTAATATGTCTTTTAATTTAGGAATTACAAGGTTATTAAACTTTAAAAAATTTTTAGGAGCTTTAGAACTTAAACATTATAAAACAGCTGCTGAAGAAATGATGGATAGCCGATGGGCGACACAAGTCGGTCCAAGAGCTACTCGTTTAAGAGATCGAGTATTAGAGGGGTGATATGCGAAAAAATAATAAAGTAAAGAATAAGAAAGGTTTAAAACGGTTCTCTAAGCCCGTTAAAAAGCCTTATTCTAGAAAAGGAAGAAATACTAAGCAGAAATAAAGAAAAGTTCTTAAAACGCACTATAGACGCTTAGGAAGGAGATTACATATGTATGAATATAACTGCACAGTTACTAGGGTGGTTGATGGCGACACTATTGATGTTGTCCTTGATCTTGGCTTTTCTATTCTTCACAAGTGTCGTGTACGCCTTTATGGAATTGATACACCTGAATCAAGAACAAGAGACAAAGACGAAAAAGCCAGAGGTAAACTTGCGGCTAAATTTTTAGAAGATTCTATCAACAAAGGTGACGTAGTTGTTTTACAATCTAAACTAAAAGATTCTAAAGGTAAATATGGACGTGTTTTAGGAGCTGTTATTGTAGACGGGGTAGACCTTAACGAAGAAATGATTACTAAGTTTCTTGCTGTTAAGTATTTTGGTCAAAGTAAAACAGACATAGAAGCTGAACATTTAGAAAATAGATTAAAATTAATAGAATTGGGTGAGTTTGATCCCACAACAATAGGTAAATAACATGAACGACGGACAAAGTAGGTTTGGTGGAGATATGGATCGTAATGAAGTTGAAATGGATCTCAATAAATTTATGGCGATGATACAAGAAATATCTGATCTTAAAGATAAAATTAGAGATCTTGAAGCTGATGATAAAGTTAACCCACATCAAAAATGGATTCATTTAGCTAAAGCAGTAGATTCATGGCGTATTTTTCCAAGGGCTTTTTTAACTGTTTATATTGTATTATTATACAAATGCACTATCTGGTTCATGGAACTACCAGAACCTACGTTTGAACAATCAGGTCTTATATCTATTGTTGTTGGTGCGGGAGCTGCTTGGTTTGGTTTATACGCAGGTACAACAGGCAGTAGTAAACAGTTTAAAGGCGAAGATTAATGAATAAAGAAAAAACATTTTCTTGGATTTTTCTTATGACAGCAATATTTGCTGTTACTTTATTTTCTGTTGTTGTAAACGCTCAATCTTCTCAACAATCTGGTACAGCCTGTACGAATGGTTCGCAGTATTGTGAAAATAATAGTTTAGATACAACAAATACAACCACAACAACAAACACCAACACAAACACCAACACAAACACCAACACAAACACCAACACGAATTCGAACACTAATGTCAACACTAACACAACGACCACGACTGCAACAAACACAAATTCCAACACAAATCAGAACACTAATGTGAATACTAACGTGAATACTTCGACAGCAACTTCGACTTCGAACAATACAAATTCTAATAACAATGTGAACACTTCGACATCGACATCGACTGTTAATTCAACAGTGAATCAAAATGTTAATAATACAAATACTTCGAATTCTACAAGTAACAACACTAATTCGAACACTAACGTAAATCAATCAACTTCTGAATCAAATGTGCAGACCAATAATATTAATCAGAACAATAATAATTCCACATCTGATAATACAAATCGAAATATTAACGAATCGAATAGCACTCAAACTATTAACCAAAACATTAAATCAGAAGCACCTCCTGCCTCTGCTATTGCTCCATCTATAATGTCTTATTCACAAGACTTATGTACTACTGGTGTATCAGGTGCATTTCAAGGTCAGGTGTTTGGTTTTTCAGGCGGTAAAACTATTACAGATAAAAACTGTGAAAGATTAAAATTATCCAAGTATTTATATGATATGGGTATGAAAGTGGCATCAGTTGCATTACTCTGTCAAGACGAAAGAGTATTTAAAGCTATGTCTATGGCAGGCACTCCTTGTCCTTATAATGGCAAAATAGGTAAAGAAGCTACTACTGCTTGGCAAAACAATCCTAGTAAAAGACCTGATAAAGATGATGCTTTAGAAGAATTTATAGCTCAGTGCACATACGATAGAAACCCTAACAGAGATAAAATTAATAAAGATGTTGT